ATGAAGAATATACATAACGTGGGATGGGGTGGCAAGAACAAGAAGAAACAAACTAAAAAATCAAAAAAACATATGAAAAAAACAAAAAAAAATAGAAGAAAATAAAATAATAATTATTATTTGTAATAATTATTATTCCTCATCATCACTATCATCAAATTCTAAATCCGCATCTCCTCCCAATATTTGTATCGCCGGTTTTTTAGACTTTTCTACATTTTTGTCCATTTTTTCAAACATTAATTTACCAATGACGCATATATATGGGTCATTTAATTCAAAACGCGCACCAATGACTTGAACTTTTATTTTCATATTTTCTTTAATTGTACTAAAGTATTTATCGGTGAAATGATGGTCGCGAGCAATAAATACCGTTACAGGAATTGTGCCGGCATTATCTATAACTTCCGCATGAATACCCGCTTTGGTAATTGTTTTTGTTTGACACTCAATGACCATTCCTTCTACTGGATGACACACCATACATTCATATACCGTATGAAACTCGATTAAATCACCATTCACATTCCCACTGGAATACGTCAATACTTTCACCGAATTTGGACGAATAAACCCTTCCGCAATACATTTTCCTTCAGTTTTTTTGGATATTGACTTTTCTAAATTTTGTTTAATATTTTTACCCACTTCTGTAATAGATACACTTACCTTCATGGTTAACATAGATTTGATATAGACACCATAAATTTTTTGTTGGTCGTCTTTTCGTTCGATTTTTAACGTATCGGTCATTTTATAATTAATATAATGATATAAAATAATATTTATATCATTTGCTTATTTCAATTTTTCCACGGATTACAAATCAAGCATGTTCAATTGCTTCCCAGTTTATAATTCATAATATTATTTTTTAAAGCTCTTTCGGGGTCTAAAAACCATACTTTATTATCCTTTTTCATATCATTGAAATGTCGTAGAACAATTTCCAAGATTACACATAAACCAAATTTTAAAATCGCTTCTGTATTATCATTATTATACATTTGTTCTCCTAACACTTGATTTAAAAATTTAATAATCTCGGTCTTTCCCATTCTATCACAACGAGACCCTTTGTTATTACGTATCTGCGTCATATCTTTAATCTTAAACGTCAATTCTCTATCTTTAAAAAACTGCATAAACCCAATATAATGATTTATTTTGGTTCCAATATTCGATATAATGATTTTGTCCATAATCCCTTGTTCAAATAATTGTTTTTCACTTAATTTAGTCGCTTCGCTCCATAAAGTATTCAACTCTTTGGATTGAATATAGGTTTTAACATGTTCTTTGTTTTCAAGAACAATCGCTCGTTGCTGATTCACTTCCACCATTTTATTATCAAAATATTCTTTCACCAACTGAGTTAATAGGTTGCTCTCATTATATTCTCCAGAATATATTTTTTTGATCAATATAAATTTACGTCGAATTGTTAAGTTATCTAAATAATGGAACAATACATATTTATATAGTTTGTCGTTTAGTATATTGTGCGTCAGTGTTAAATTTGTTATCACTTTGTTGGCGTGTTTGTACCAATCGACTTCTCCTGGTTCAATATCTATATCGTTTCGTCTTAATGTTGAATCCATTAATTGCCTAATTTCATTCATTAGATCCTCATAAGATACATTTACTTGGTCCTCTTCGTCTTTTTTCTCTTCTTCTCCTTCATCTTTATCTTTCACTTTTTTCTGTAATTCTAGCGCCATATGTTCAGGTTTATCATCAATAGGAGTAGAACGTTCAAATATAGATGCGTTTTCATCGGTTATTTCAATCGGCTGAAACGCGTAATACTCTCCTTTATTTACCAAGGTTCCAATTCTACCGTATTTATCCACTAAAAATTCGTTTTTATTATCAACAAATTGCGACAAAGTATAATAGATTTGTTCAATAGGATATGGTTTTGAAATATTGATTGAATTTATCAAGAAATCTTTTTTATAAAAGGATTGTTCTTTGAACAATTGACGAATACGTTTTAAAATCATTTGGAAATTCGTTTTGATATAATCATTGTTGTATGTATCTTTTACAACGTCTTCTTCGCGTATTTCGGCATTGGAAGAACAAGTGAAATTACAATTGTCCATATAATCGCATAATTCAGTAAATGGTTTATCACCAATCTTGAAATTTATTTTTTTACCACTTGACAAAGAAAGTTCGATATTTTGATTTTCAACCAACGCATTTAATTTTTCCACTGTAAAATTGGTTTGACCAATATTTAATAAACAATCCACCGCGTTTTCTTTCATTACTCTTGTTACATTACCTATTTGTAGCGCTTTTTTCTCCGCTAAACGATAAATATATAAATCCGCGGGTTCTTCATTATTTCTAGGTAATGTCGCGTGTAAATAGATTTCTACATTTCGTTCTTCAAATGGTAATGGACAATGGCTTAAATTACGAACCGCACGACCAATAATTTGTTCGATGCGATTTGTATTATACCATGGTTCTAATATATGGCTTTGACGTATATTTTTGAAATCTAAACCTTCCGAACCCGCTTTGGAAATAATGATGACTTTCACCAGTTCCCCGTATTTGTTTTCCGATTTTGTTACGTATTTTATATCCATCGCATTATTTGGCGAAAAGAATTTATCACCTGTAATCATCAAATATTTGGCTTGTTTGAAATTCTCCGCAACTTGACTTTTTGGTTTCATTGTTCGCGCATCAATCGGTTCACTCAATGGTTTTTTGAATAAAGAAGTGGTATATTTCGCGCTTCCATATCTACCGAAACCCATTTCTTCTAGAGCTAACGCTATAGGAACCGCACCACCATCAATATATTGAGAATATACCATAACAATTCCGGTTGAATTGCGAATGCTTTCGCATAAACTAGCGATTTTATTACTATATTTACCGATATGTTCGCTATGGAAAATGCGACCATATTTTTGAATGACTTCTGGTTTGTATTCATAATTGTTCTTGATAGGATTTGGAACGGTGAGTGTTGTGTAATTCATAATGTTTGCCAAACCTTTACTACCAATCATATTTTCAATGATTTCTTGAGTATCGGGGGGAATTTCTGCGTTTGGATTGATCGCATCAAATGTAGGATTCGGATATACAATATTCAATGCTTCCAAGGGTGTTTGTAATAGAGTATAACCAAAACTTTCCATATTTTCAAAATCTGGCATGATAATTTCTTTTCCAAACTTATCTCGACGCGACATGGATTTATTACGTAAATTGTTCATAATAAAATCATATACTTTGGATTGATATTCACCGATTTGAGAAGTATATATAGGTATAAATTGTAAAGCTTTATCTACGGGTTTACCATTCATTTGATTGGCTGGATATGTAATATTTTGAAGAGTATTTTCAGGTGAAAAATCAGCGGGATAAATACGATAAGGAAATGTATAAGGGTTCTCTCCCCGAACATAGGAAACATATCCCGTTAATTTTCGTTCCAAAAGTTCTCTTCCTCCTTCTATGATTTCTCCATTTCTATTTTGTTGAGGAATAAAATTTCCGTTTTTATCAAACACTTGATTTTCAGTAATGATGGAACGTTTATCATTCATATTCATCAAATTAGTTAACCATACGATTTCTTTATAATTGTTATACATAGGTGTAGCCGATAATAATAACAAACGCATATTAATCGTATGTTTGGCGACATTCATGAGAAGTTCTCCGATACGTTTATTTTTATTATCATCTGATTTACGAATATTATGAACTTCATCAATGATTAACAGCCGGTTATTAAAGACACGCTTGATATTTTTAATCTCCGTTTTTTTAATCTCTTCTTCTGATAATCCACTGTTCTCTTGAACCATTGTATATTTTTGAATATAATTCGCAAATTCAATATATCCTACAAATTCATAATAAGTATTGATAATGGTATTGATTTGACTAATGATACGTTCTCTTGGAACATCTGTTAAATTGGTTGGATTGATTTCTTTCAATAAAGAATTACCTATACAAGTATTCAATGACCATAGACCATTGTCGGATTGTAATTTATTTTCATCAAATAATTGTAATCTAAAATTGCTTTGAACGTTTGGAGAAGCAATGACCATTATTTTTTGTTTAATACCGACTTCTTTCATATAGGAACGCATTTCTTCGGCAATGCCAATGGCGCTACATGTTTTTCCCGTTCCTAAACCATGATATAATAACAAACTATTATAGGGAGTATTTAAAGAGAGGAAATTCTTGACGAACAATTGATGAGGTAATAATTCGAAATAGGATTTACATACTTGGTTGGCGTAAGTTTTTATATCTCTGATTTTACCGTCATATTTCGTATCATTGAACTCTTTTCGTTTGGCGATTTTTTCGTTGAAATTGGGGTCATTGATATGAGGATATAAAAATTCATATTCATTATTTTCACGATTTAATTCGTGCTCTTCTTTTTCTTTTTGAAACATATCTTTATTGTTTAAATCGGTTTCGGAAAGAATAGGTTCAAACATTTCTTCGGTTGTTTCGATAGGTACGGGTAATGGTTCCGAAGATGGGGTTTCTGGTATTGGAGAAAGAACGGGTTCAATAGGAGTTTCGAGAGGCACCGGAAGAGGAGTCTTCAATTTACGTAATCGCACAATTTCTTTTCGTATTTTGATAGGGTTATTGAATTCTTCCTTGATAGGTTCTCCTGGTGATAAAAGAGAAAGTAATACTTGTTTCAATTCTTCAAATTTCATATTGATTAAATCATTATTTCGACTTATAGAAATAGTTCGTCTCGCGGGAGGCAGTGGGTTATTTTCTGTAATTAATACTGGCTCAGGGGTAGATTCTACTACAGGTTCGCTTGATGTTTCATTTGATTCTGTAAATGGTTCGGTTAAAGCATCGAGTAAAGGGTTTGGGGTGTTTTCATTAATATTCAATGGCTTAAATGTCGTTAAAGTTTGGACTACGGGGTTTTCTAATATCACGGTCGCAATATTTTTTTTCGTAGCACGTTTCACTTTCTTTGATTCACAATTTCCAGTATCTTTATTACGGCGAGTTCCTGGAGGACAATATTTTTTATTTTTTGGTTCTACGACTTCTGTCGAAACGAATTCCACCATATTATTCAATGTATCTTTCACTGCTTGTGCTGGGTCAGCTATTAATAGAGGGGTAATTTCAGCAACAGGTTCCTTCTTCTTTTTCGTAGCACGTTTTTCTTTTTTAGGTTCACAATTGCCCGTTTTTGGATTACGGCGAGTTCCGTCTGGGCAATATTTCTTCGGTTCTATTTGTTGTTCCATACCAATATATACTTATTTAAAATATATGTATATATTTATTGCGCCATAAATAACAAAATCATTATAGAAAAAAGAGTCTATATTTTGTTAAAGCGTTATTTACATTTGTAATCAACCGTTTTTTTTCTAAATTATATGGTCTTATCAATTCTAGACATTCAGAATAGCAATGCCACTCCATTTTACTGACTTCTGATGTTTCGAAATTTTCTATTTTGATACTATCTTCATAAGGTATATACGATACAAAATATTTATGTTTATATGATTTATAATTTGAACCGGTAAATATTTCTTCAAACGGTAATATGTTATGTATATTTTTCAATTTCGCAATATCTAAACCGGTTTCTTCACCAAATTCTCGAATAGCACATTCATAATCTTTTTCCAAATAATTTCGGCGCCCTTTTGGAAATCCCCATTCTGGTTCTTCCCATATTTCAATATCATTCGTTTCATCAATAATGGAGTGTAATGAGTAGAAACTGTCTTTGTTCGTGATGCCTTTCTTTAAAATATTATATTTTTCTCTAGACAATATTTCTTCTACCTTGTACTGATTTGAAATTATTTCGTTTTTCCAAATGTCTTTCCATAATTGATCAAATTCTAAATCTATGATGCGTTGTTTTTCAACCGTGGTCATTTGTTTAAACATATTCGCAATATATTCTTTATTATAGATGGAATATTTACCTCTCATAAAATCAATAAAGCCTAAAGTATCTTTGCGACAAATCATCAAATATTCTATTTTTTCACTAGGATCCGTCGCATGTTTATTATATCGAAATACGATGATACCAATACTGGTAATCGGCATCTTACATTGGTGATATAAATGCCCTTGTTTTCCACAATTATTACAATAATTATCATTCATTCTATTATTCGAGATTATACGGTTGTATTATAATATTATATTCCCAATTCTTTATATAATTATACAAGAATGCTATTTGATCCATCCGTTTGGGGACCGCATTATTGGTTTTTTTTACATACGGTTGCTAGATCTTATCCCGAATATCCTACGAAAACGACACAGCGTAAATATTATGATTTAATACAAAATATGCCGTTATTTATTCCACATGAAGAAATGGGAAATAAATTTAGTCATATGTTAGATAAATATCCAGTATCGCCTTATTTAGACAACCGAGATTCATTTGTTCGGTGGGTTCATTTTATACACAATAAATATAATTTTTCATTAGGTAAAGAAGAATATTCTTTACAAACGGGTTTAGATAAATATGAAGCCGAATATCATCCCAGGCCAGTGTATTTAAGTAATATAGTAAGTATGCGCAAACATTATATTCATATTGCTCTCATTTTAATGTGCGTATTTTTGATATATGTCTATTATGAATGATATCCCCGACAAAAATATCTACGGATAATATAAATATATTTATTGAGAATGAGATTTGAAATCATATTATTCATCATAGCAGGGTTTATCATGGCGAATATATACAGCGATGGAAAATATCTAAAAATGGCTTTATCGTGGAAAAAATATTATCAAATGGCGGGGGTTGCAATTGGCGCATTAATGATTTATTGGTTGATCAAAAAAAATCCATTACAAGCCCGAACGATGCTTTCTGCCTCGAATGAATATATTAAATATTTACCCGTAGATAAAGATACCTCAAGTATTTTATCCCCTATATTAGATTTTACCACAAAACAAAATATATTGAATGACCAATATTGGGGTAGTAATCATCAGCACGGCGGAGGTTATAATTATCCAATTGTGCCTATGAAACAACAAGTGGCGCAAGCGAGAATGATGGCTTCTGGAAAAAAAGGAACCAAACGGTCTGTTAGTGAAACCAAGAAAAAATTCGTCGCCTCTGGGCAAAATTGGAAATGTGGTGATTGTGGAAGTCAATTGACTGCTTGGTTTGAAGTTGATCACAAAGTTAGATTAGAATATGGCGGTTCGAATGAGGTAAATAATTTAGTCGCTTTGTGTAGAGAATG